TAGAGGATTACATCACTTTGTAAATACAGGCGGCAGAAGATACGCTGTTATAGGAACTAACAGAATACTATACGCATTTTCTGGAGACGTTTTCTATGACATACACCCAATTAAATCTACAGCAACGCTTACAAGTGCATTTAGCACGACTAACGGATCGCCGATTGTTACAATAACCTTCAGCGGTTCACACAATATTACTGTCAACGATATAATTTTATTAGATAACTTTACTGCAATCACTGGATCTAATTATTCAGCTTCTGATTTTGATGATAAAAAATTTATGGTGACATCTGTGCCAACAAGTTCAACGCTTACAATAACAATGCCGTCAAACGAATCAGGGTCCGGGGCAACAACATCAGGTGGCATTAGAGTACAACATTATTATCCTGTAGGAACAGCTGTTCAAGAAAAAGGTTATGGTTGGGGACTAGGGTCTTTTGGTGGTGAAGACACTGGAGCAGTTACAACTACTTTAAATGGTGCAATAGATGCCAGCACAACAACCATAGTTTTAACAAGTGCCGTACAGTTTCCATCTACAGGAACTAACTTTGTATTGATAGGATCTGAGATGATACAGTACACTGGTATTAGCGGAAATACTTTAACCGGTGTAACACGAGCGGCTCGAGGAACTACGGCTGCAACTCACAGCGATGGCGCAACAGTTACAAATGGTACAAATTATACTGCATGGGGTGAAGAAACTGAAGAAGGTTTAGCTTTAGATCCAGGTATGTGGTCAATCGATAATTTTGGTGATAAAGCAATTTGTTTAATTCATGATGGTGCATGTTTTGAATGGGACTCTAGTGCCAGTAATGCAACAGTAACAAGAGCAACAATTATATCAGGTGCTCCAACTGCATCCAGACACATGGTTGTATCTACACCGGATCGTCACTTAGTATTTTTTGGAACAGAAACAACTATTGGAGATACTACGACACAAGACGATATGTTTATCAGATTCTCTGACCAAGAGGATATAAATACATATACACCTACAGCAAACAATACAGCTGGTACACAGAGACTAGCTGACGGTTCTAAAATCATGGGAGCGATTAGAGGTAGAGATGCACTCTATGTTTGGACTGACACAGCATTATTTACTATGCGTTTTGTTGGTCAGCCTTTTACTTTCGCATTTGCACAAGTTGGAACTAACTGCGGATTAGTTGGACAAAATGCATGTGTAGAAGTTGATGGTGCTGCTTATTGGATGTCAGAAAATGGTTTTTTTAGATATGCCGGTAGATTAGAATCTTTACCTTGTTTAGTAGAAGACCATGTCTATGATGATATAAACTTAGTATCTGGTAACCAAATGGTATCAGCGGGTGTAAACAATTTGTTTGGTGAAGTAATATGGTTTTATCCATCTCTTACGTCTGATGTAGTTAATAAACAAGTCACATATAATTATTTTGATTCAACAACAGAAAGACCAGTATGGACCGTAGGCTCATTAGCTAGAACAATGTGGAGAGACTCAGCAGTATTCAATAGTCCACATGCATTAGAATACACTGCTGGCAATGATTCATCTTTTGATGTTGTAGGTAATACAGAAGGTAGAACAGCATACTATCAACATGAAACAGGGACCGATCAAAATAAAAATGGAACTATAACTGCTGTAACATCAAACATTGAATCTGGAGATTATGATATTACACAAGCAAGATCACCACAAGGTCAACAAATGGGTATTGCAACATTTAGAGGAGATGGAGAATTTTTAATGAAGATAAGAAGATTTGTTCCAGATTTTGTAGCACAAACCGGAACTACTAGAGTTACTCTACAATTAAAAAATTATCCAAATAGCAGTCAATCTGGATCACCTCTTGGTCCTTTTGATATTACCTCTTCTACAACTAAAGTTGATACACGTGCAAGAGCTAGAGCAGTATCATTAAAAATAGAAAACACAGCTGTCGATCAAAGTTGGAAGTTAGGAACTTTTAGACTAGATGTACAACCAGATGGTAGAAGATAATGGCAAAGATAGTACAAGTATTAACAAGACCGTCAAAGCAATATGACTTACCTACTGCAGAGGCACAGATAAGAGATCTTGATGCTATTGTAGAGAAATTAAATACAACGTTTCAACAAGAATTAAAGGATGAAGTAGAAGCTGAAAACTTCTTTTTAAATTAATGGCAAATAGTTTTATAAATAAAAAAGTAGACTTAACTACAACAGATCTAACTACACTATATACAGTGCCTAGTTTCAAAACCGCTGTTGTTAAATCATTGCTAGTATCTGAGGACGCTGGATCAGGAACCACTGTTGATGTAACATTAGTTGATGCATCAAGTAATATATTTAGTTTATTTAAAGCTAAATCTATATCCAGTAATACAACTGTAGAACTTTTAACACAGCCTCTTGTTATACAAGAAAACGAGGTCTTAAAAGTACAAGCTGCACAAGCTAATGAATTACATGTAGTAGCATCAATATTAGAAATTCAACCAAGGGAGGTAACAACGTAATGAGTAAAGTAATGGTACTAAAACCAACAGACATAAAAACAACTATAAAAAATAAAAAAACTGGTGAAATTTATGAAAATGAAGAAGCTTTAAAAACAGCTAATATTCCAGAAGAAGATATACAAAGAGACGTAACTGTGGTAATGCCTAGTTTAGACTTACTTGGAGAAACTAAATGATATTAAACCCTATAGATCAAAATATAAGAGATCAAGGTTTTAACTTTGTACCGTTTAATCAATATTTAGCATCTCCATTTCAAACACCAACAATTGATGATAGCACGGCAGATGCTAGAGTATCTGCTGGATTACCTACTATATATCAACCACGAGGTGGAAACAGTATTGGCTACACTGGTGGGGTGGCCAGCTTAATAGATGATTTTAATGTAGATACAAGAAATAGATATTTCGATAGCCAAAAAACACCATTGGTTAATAATTTATATCAAAGTAAACTTGATAAAACTTTTATGGGTTTTCCAAGTTTTAGAGAACAAGAATTAACTGGTCCAGATTTAGGTGCGTATATTGGATCTGGTACAGATGTTCCTTTGGAGCCAACTATGGCGGGTTCAATACAATCAAAAATAGGAAGTGTTACAGGTGGTATTAAAGATTTAATAGGTAAAGTGCCTTCAATCACAGGTTTATTAAGTAGAATGGGTGTTCAAAATTTTAATTCTTTATCTCCTTTGGATCAAGCATTTATACAACAAAACTCTGGCTACACAGGTCCAACAATATTTGGAGAAAACACTATGGGTACTAGTAAAGATCCCTTTGGGCGAAATGTTGAAAGTTTATTTGGAAATTATGCAGGAAAAGTTAGAGATGATTTTAGTAATCTTAGCGACGCATTAAGTCCAACTGGAAAAATAGGTAGCAAAGATGCTTATCAAGGTGCAACATTTAATCCTGAAACAGGTATGTTTGAAGCTGATGATGACGATGAAGAGTCTATAAAAGCAGCAGCTCTCGCTAATCAAATGAACAAAATGAATTTAGCTAAGTTTGCGTTTGATCAAAAACTAATTGAAAAACAAGCAGAAAATCAAAAAGTATCGGAACGAAACACAGCAACTAGAGCAAGAGCAGCAAATCCAGACGTGTATGCAAGAGCTGATGCAATGGGCTTTACAGATGGTAAAGGTGGAGGCTTTGGTTCTAAATCTACAGGCACTAATGAAAATTTTAGTAATGAAACAGGTAGAGGAAGAACGGGTTATTTGATGGGTGGACTAACAGACTTGGTCGATATTTATGATTGATTATAGGATAAAAAGGCAATAAAAGGGTAAGATTATGGCAATTTCAAGAATGGATATGGAAAGACAACTTCGTAACATGGGTGGACTTATGACACTAGAAGAACCAAGACAAGGTTATTTTCTAGGTAAGATTGTAAGAAAAGCAAAAAAAGCTGTAAAGAAAGTTGTTAAATCACCATTAGGTAAAGCTGCTATCATAGGTGGTCTAGGTTACGGATTAGGTGGCGCTAAATTTTTGGGTGGTAAAGGCATGTTTACTAGTGGACAAGGATTGTCTCGTTTTAGTAATTTACTTTCACCTTTTAAATCTGCTGGTAAACTTAGTAGTATAGGAGATATATTTAGAAAAGGTGGTAAAGAAGGTGCAGACCTTAGTGCACTAAGATTATTAGGTGGTGGACTTGGAGCTGCTGCAATCGCTGCACCATTTTTAATGGGTGGTGATGAAGAAGAAATTATTGATGAAAGCACACCATTTAATTTAGCACAACCAATGGTATCCGATATTAGACAACAAGCTAAATCATATTATCAAGACCCTACAAAATCTGCATTATATTTTATGCCTCCTAAATCAGCGGTGCAAAGTCAATTCTATGCTGCTGGTGGTGGACTAGCTGACATACCAAGAGGAGGGTATGCAAATGGCGGAGATGTTTTTTCTGAAGTAGAATTATTTAAATTAAAAAAATTAGGTTATGATGTACTCTCTAAAGGTGTAGAACCGTTTGGTGGAGTTGAAGTATTAAAAGATATTTTAAGAGTAAATAAAGCAGATGGTGGTATCATGGACTTAGGTGGCATGGAAAAAGATTATAGAGAAGGTGGTTTTGTACCACTAGGAGCTGAGGAAAGAGCGGACGATGTACCGGCTAGACTTAGCAAAAATGAATTTGTATTTACAGCAGACGCTGTAAGAAACGCAGGTCAAGGAGACATAGATAAAGGTGCTGAGGTTATGCAAAATATGATGGACAATTTAGAAGCAGGTGGTACTATATCAGAAGAGTCTCAGGGCGAAGAAAATCCTGCACAAGCAATGTTCGATCAATCACAAATGTTGGAGAATAGAATAGTATAATGGCATTACCAGATTATTTACAAGAAACCGCAAAAGATTACGCCAAGCAGTTAACGGCTGCAACTTCTGCACCTATAGATACAAGTAAATTTACAGGTCGTCAGTTTGTTGCGGGTGAAGACCCATTACAGACACAAGCAATAAATCTTGCAACGCAAGGTATCGGTGGCTTTCAACCTTTCTTAACATCAGCTCAACAAGCTATAACACAAGGTGGACAAACACTTGGACAGGTTGGACAAGATATTTCGGGACTTGGACAATTCATGGGCACTGGAGCAGGGACCGGGGCTGGATCAATTGCATCATTTCAATCACCTTATCAACAATCAGTTATTGATGAAACGTTAAGACAATTTGATCAATCAAGAGCAGGTGGTTTACAACAGATTGGAGATCAAGCAATTGCATCAGGAGCATTTGGTGGGGGTAGACAAGGTGCACTAGAAGGACAATTTATGGCTGACACTGCACTGGGTAGAGCAGGAATCGAAGCACAATTAAGACAACAAGGTTTTGCAGACGCAGCAGCAAGAAGAGGACAAGCATTTACACAACAACAAGCATTAGCAAATCAAAGAGCTGCTTTAGGTCAAGCACAAGCAGGACTAGCACAAAACCAATTTGCATTATCTAATTTCCAACAAGCAGGTAGAGCTGCAGATGTAGCTAACTTAGGACAACTTGGTGCATTTAGACAAGGATTAGATCAATCACAATTAGCAGCGGATCAACAAGCGGCACAAACTGCAGCTTACGAACCTTTTGGTAGATTATCGACTTATGGAACAGGACTTACAGGTCTTGCTGGTGGTGTTGCCGGTCAACAATTTGAAACACCTGCAGCTCCTAGTCCATTCTCGACAGCTTTAAGTACAGCATTAGGTATCGGCGGACTGTTCGGAAAATTTAGGTAAGATATGAGACCATTAAATAGACCCATGTTTAGATACGGTGGCCCTATTAAAGAGGGTATCATGAATGGTATGAAAGAAAAACAAGCTATCAATACTGTTGGTAATAATGCTAATAGAGATGCAATGGGTAGAGAAAAACATGCTTTATTTTTACCTTTTATGGGTTTAGCAGGACAAGCTGCAAGAATGGCATTAGCCCCTATAGGTAGATTTGCAATGAAACAAATAGCTAAGAGAGGTGTAACGTCACCAGGGTCAGGTTTAATAAGATCTGGTTTGGGTAGAACAAGACCTATGACATCCGCTGATAGTTTAACTACAGAAGCTATGAAATTTAAACCAACTGGTTTTGGTAAATATCTTTTAGGTTCACCTGAAGCAAAAGCTATAGGCGCAGTAGCCTCTGGATCTGGTAGAATAGGTGGTGCTATTAAAAAAGTAGGATCAAGTCTTGCTAAGTCTCCATTAACAGTAGGGTTTTTAGGTTATCAAGGATTGAAAGCACTTGGTCCAGATGGAAAACCAGTTGAAGGAGCAAAAGATACAACAAGTGAAATAAAAAGAGTTGATGAGATAGGAGCAGGAGAAGGCACAACAGGTGGCAGTGTTACTGACGATCCTAACAAAGCAAAACAAATTCAAGAAGATAGAATAGCAAAAACTAAAAAAAGATACTACGAACTTATGGGCATAGATAAAATGAAAAAAGATGCTGCATATGATTCATTAATTGATGCAAGTAAAATTGTACAACAAGAAGGTGCAGACCTTAAAGGTGCAATTAAATCAGGTTCTATACAAAATCAAATTATAAGTGCTATATCTAAAAACTTAGATAAGTCTGCTGATATTAAACGACAGATAGATGCTGCAATACTTAAAGGTGAGATACAAAAAGATATTGCGTCTGCAGATAGTGTGGATAGAGATCTTAAAAAAGCTAGAATTAAAGCCCTTGATAGAGCTGAAAAACAATCTGGAGCTTCTGGTCAGATAGCAGCAATAATGGCTAAGAGCGATGGTGTTATACTTGGGTCTCAAACGGCAGCAATACTAAGAAACGATGACATAAAATACGATGGTGTAATACAAGATAAACTATTTAACAATTTTAAAAAAGATAATCCTGCTGGAGATGAAATAGATTTTTTAATCGCCAAAGGTAAGGATCTTGATGATGGTAGATATGTCATTGGTGCAAGACTTGTTGAGAAAAAAGGTAACGAAGTAGCCTTCATAATATAGGAGGATTAAATGGCTTCAATCGAAGACGTATTCTATAGTAAAGCAAACAACAATAAAGTTGGTACATTAGAGTCTATATTATCTGGTGTTGCATCAGGTTTAATTGCAATACCAAAAGGTTTCTTTTCTTTAGGTGCAACACTTTTAGACCTTGGTGTTGACAGTGGTGCAGCTGCAAGAGTAGAACAATACTTTGATGACCTTACAGAATTTGACGAGAAAGCAGAAGCAACAGCTGCCGGTAGAATTACAGAAGCATTAGTAAACATTGGTATACCCGGTGGTGTAGGTTTTAAAGTTGCATCTAGAATGGCAGGCGATGCTATGAAAGCTGCACGAAACGGTAAGTACGTAAAACTATCTAATCCAAATTTAAAGAAAGGTATGGACCAAGCTGTTTCATTAAATACACGTGGTAAAACAAATAAATTTATTGCAGGTGCACTAGGGGGTGGTTTAGCAGAAGGTGTATTCGTAGGTGATGTAGAGAAAGTTGGTACGTTTGGTGATCTTATTGGTGGACCAACAACAGTTGATAGATCTACAGATGACGATGCAACAAGAGAATTATTAAACAGAGTTAAGTTTGGTTTTGAAGGTGCATTATTTACTGGTGTTATAGGTGGTACAGGCACATTAGTTAAAAAACTAACTAACAGAAACAAACAATTAGATGTAGCAAACTCTAAACTAGATAGATTTATCGATAAAGTTGCATCAGGGTTCAGGGCACGAAGTGGTAAGACACAAGAGTTTTTTGATCTTGAAAGAACATCTATTGGTGATAGAGCTGCAGATGCTGCAGGTGCAAGAAACATATCAAGAGAGCTAGACCAAGCAATTGACAAAGTATTTTCACCAACAAGAACTGTATTTAATCAAGCAGCTGCAAAAGACAGACAAAAATTATTGAACGAGATAAATGATCTACTATTATCTGGTGATCCTAAATTAAATGATTTGGGTGTTGCAGAATTTGGTGCGCTAGATGTTGCTAAACGTGATGCATTAGAAAAAAAATTAAAAGATTTAAAAGTAGACGACGCGGTTATAAAAGATATTTTTGGTAATTTGTCTGTTATTAGAACTAGATGGTCAGACCTATTTTCTAAATTAGGAAGATCATTAGGTAAAAATGAAATACAAGAATTTAAAAAATTATTTGGTGGTAAATTTAAAAACTATCTTGGGTCTACATACGACATATTTCAAAATCAAAGTATCTTCCCGTGGGCAAGATACAAACCTACACAAGAAGCAATAAACGAAGCTAAAGAAGTATTTAAATCTAGTGCAAAAGAAGCAGGTGAAGAGCTCACAGATCTACAAGCAGAACAAGCTGTAACCAGAGTATTAAAAACTGCAAGACTACCAAAAGGTATTAGAATGGATAAACCATCTGATGCTATATTTTCTGTACCAGATTTTTTTGTAAACAGAACTACATTAGATGAAGTTGTAACAGATAGAGGATCAGCATTAATATCTGCAGGTGCTATTAAAGAAGGTGATAGAAAAGTATTTGAAAAACTTTTAGGTAAACAAAATAATCCTATGCAA